TGCGCAAACATATGGGTATGGATATGGTGTAGGACAATTTGGTGGAACAGTTCAAGGTTCTGCAACAAGTACTTTGAATTCAGGTATTGTAGCAGGGGACGCAACTATTCCTTTGGCAGACTCACAAAACTTTTCAACAAGTGGTAAAGCTTTAATTGGTGATTTCTCTGGAGGAAATTATGCAGCTACTTCTGAGATAATTAGTTACACAGGAAATACAGACGCGGCTCCAGGTGATTTAACTACAGCTAGTAGATCACAATCAGGAACAACAGCTCCAGCAACAACAGCTTTAGGAACAACGGTTACTCAGTCAACTGATTGGACAGGTTGGGGTGATCCAGTAGTATCGACGACTACAACTCTAGAACCTGGACTTTGGTCATTAAGTAGTTTTGGAGAAGTCTTAGTTGCAACTATTGCTAATGGAAAAACATTTACATGGAATGCTGG